CAAATCAAAAATAGACAAATATGATTAAAATAAACGCAATAGATAAACTCCGCGAATCCACCGAAAACGGATGCCGCTTCATGTCATTCCTTTATACTACCAAAGGAACTGGCGAAACCTCCAAGTATCAAATCAACTTTGGTATCGACTACCAATCCGCTTGCGCGGAGGATAAAATCGCACTGGAAAACTATATGCCAGCAAATGCCTTGGAGGAGGTTGCAAGGCGTGAAATGTTGGAATCTCTCACAGAGACTCTCACTTTGGGCGTTTCATCCTCTTATACCAATGCTGATGTTTTCGAGCCTATCGGCAAGGGAATGAAACAACATAAAGAAACGAACGAACTTTATGTGTGGGGATTTGTGCAAAGCAAACAGCAGGTTGCACCACCTACCAATCCAAAGAAACCAGTCAACTCTCGCCCTCTTACGCTTGCAAAGCGTTCGATTGAAAAGGCTTGTGATTTCAAGCGTTTGAAATTCGGGCAGTTCGTTTTGAATCCCTCCAACATTGCAGGTATCGTGACCTGTGGGGATCATATTGAAATTAAATAGGTAATGGGTGGGGAGGCTATGGGGCCAACAACCCATAGCCTCCTTTCCATTTTTCCCCTACCATGGGGAATGAAAATCAAGACCATGAGAATCCTATTCCACGCCATCTGTCTTTTCCGAAATCCCAAAGCATGGAGATTTTATTTTGCAGGAATCAGACGAGAAATATTCTGATTCTTTTTTCTTGACAGCATAAAATAAATTCATTTTTTCCTTGCAAGAAAAATCAATCTGTAATAATATCCAGACACTATGACATACAAAAAAACATATAAGCACAAGGACATTGAGCAGTTGAGGAATCTGATGCGCCTCAAGGGATTCCAGTATCATGGAATTGATGGATGGTATGACCCACATGGCAATGCTACTGGAATCTTCTATGGTAATGGGGAATGGTTCACAATCTGGGAACAAAAGCAAAAATAAATCTCGACAAAATAAACCAATCAGATATTATTCAACCCATGCTGAAACCGCATCCATTCCGAATCCTATCAGACATCCTCCACACCATTGCAATGGTGCTACCAATGCCCATTGCAAAACCCATCGCCAACCTGTCATCTAAATTCTACTATACAAACAAATGAAACTAAACGGAATAATAAAATTTGAAACTCTACATGACCTTGCAGAGTTCCTTGGGGAAATGCAATACCTTGGCATGAATGCCAAATTCAATGTCGAACACGATGGAACAAAATACACACTCATATTCCTATGATCAACCCAACCACCATTACCAACTACAACCGCACCCAATCTGAACTTGAGGAATTTCTTTTGTTCAGCGTCATGGTTGCTGGAAAATCTGCCAAGCAAACTGCATTAAAACTGAATCAGTTTTTAAATATGCGCGAAGATTGTGAAACCCCATTGGAGTTTGTGGACAACCTTGTTCACAATGGGGAACTGGACAATGCCATGAAGGTTTGCAGACTTGGACAATATGGCAGACTTGGAAGTGCATTCCGTGGAATCGTAAAACTTCGGAATCGACTCCATGAGGCATCTGTGGATGTTCTGGAAAGCATCAAGGGTATCGGCCCCAAGACAGCGAGGTTTTTTGTTCTGCATTCCAGAGAGGGTGTTTCCCATGCTGTTCTGGATACCCACATTCTCAAATGGTTGAGGTTGCATGGAGAGAATGCACCCAAGTCAACCCCAAGTGGAAAGAAGTATTCTGAATTGGAAAAACGATTCATCTTCTGGGCAGGACAATATGCCATGCCATTGGCAGACTTTGATTTGCAAATCTGGAAACAATATTCCCAAAAATAAATCTCGACAAAATAAAACAATCAGATTATTATTCATCCCAAGGTTGGAATGACTCCAATCTGAAACCCAAAACCAAATGAAAATATACATTGCAAAATGGCCTAATGGCACAATCTCAATTCTTTCCGCAAAAAATGAAGATGATTTGCTTTTAAGATTGGATTCCGAAGGCAGTCCAAGTGAGGCAAAAATCTTTAGAGTTCCAACCCCAAATGGGAATCTACATATCACAACCGCTTTAGTAGAAGAAGATGGTGAATGTGCGATTGCATTTGATTCTGGTGAATATGGTGAAGCATTGAAAGAAATTGAATTGGTTTGCTAAAATAAACCTTGCCAATAAATCCAATCTCTGAAAAAATACAACCCCAACCTATGATTAAAAAACTAATCAACTATATTCTGAATGGAAAAGAAATCCCCTACACTTTTCTTTCCTTGTCCATCCACACATTCACAAACGAATCCCACTTGGAACAAATCAATCGCCAAGATCGTCTTTGGGAATACCGCATCAAATGAAACCCTGCATCTTTACAACTGCTGTTGTCTGCCTATTCACATTTGCAATGTTCAATCTGTTCATGGCATTTGCTGAATATGTAGAGAGGAATGGAATCTAATTTCCCCCAATCCCCAATCCCCACCTTGGAAACAGGGTGGGGATTTTTGCATTAAAAATAAATTGAATTTTTTTCTCGACATTCTCCATGCCTCTCTGTAGTATAGGTGGACATTCAAGAAAGGGTGAGCCTCGAACCAAAAGACAGGGCGAACAGGTGGTGAATCACCGAGGGTAGGGTAGCCGAGTCTGCCTTAATAAAAAAATAAAGGGCGGAATTATACCATACTCACCATGATGTTGTCAAGCACAAAATGCACAAAAAATAAAATCATTTTTTAAGAAACGCTCTTCCTATTTCCCAACCTTGGGGAATTTCTTCTCCAAGTTTTAAGTGTGATTCATTAACCCCATCATTTATCCAAATATATTTGTATGAGCGTTTTCCCAAGTTTTCCCTTCTTCTAAAGGTCTTCCCTGATCTCCAACCTTCTGGAACATCATCACCTTCAGTGATATATTTGTTTTCAGAACCATTTGTGATGAGTCTCATTTTTTTATTTTTCAATGTATTGGAATGTTTTTTGTGAAATTCCTCTCCCCTTCCTTTTACAAATCCAAATGGAATTGGATCGCCTTTATCTATCATTGAAAATTCTTTTGTCATTGGATTGTAAATCCACATTCTCCCCTTTGCTGGGGAAACACGCTCGAAATGCCTTCCTACTTCAAATCCTTTTGGGATTGGTTTTTCAAGTGGCCATTTTATTGTGATGCTTCCATTTGTGATCCAGTTAAATTTCTCATAAACCAAAATCGTTTCATTATTTCTATTGAAAAATTTTGGATTGTTTTTAGCATCAACCTTTTTCAAGAATCTATTTTCATGTTCAATACATTCATTTACATTCTTGAATGTTTTTCTAACCTTTACAACAAAACAACTTAAGCCTTCTCTTTCTATCAAGTCATGTATGATTTTACAAGAAGTAAAATATGTTTTGAACAAATCATCTGGGGAACACCCCTTGCAATATCTGGAACCATAATAGTGAATCCCTGTTACCTTGTGCGTGATTGAATATGTGTAGGGAATGGTTTCCCCATTTGCCTTGGATCGTAAATATGCTCTTGAGTTGATTTTCATAAGAATCGTGTGCTGAATATATTTAGTCAACAGACGACTCAAATCATAAAAATATTTTTTCCAAATCGAAAAAAAGTTCTTGCAATAAAACCCAATTCGTTTATAGTGATTGGCAGTTGAGAGGGAAAAGCCCTTTCAATAAACAAAACAACAAACCCAAACCAAATAGAAAGAAATAATAATATGGCTCACGGCTTAATTCAACCTATCGACAAAGTTTTCTCAACAGAGGAATACGGATATTCGTGGCATCAACTGGATACCATTGTCAACAAACCCTCCATCGAGATCGAGGACATCAAGGAAATCCTTCCTCCAATTATCGAGGTTCAAGCGGCTGCAAAACTCTCCGATGGAACATATAAAGACATTGAAGGTCGCAAAATCCTCCTTGCCGATTATTCGGCTTGCAGGGATAATCTGGAACCAGACATGGAACCACTTGTTCCGCTTCACATTCCAAAAAACTCCTATGGTGTCATTTCCAATCAGCAGTGGTTTGAGTGCCTTCAAAAGAGTATTGCTGGAACTGATTGCAAAATCACCAGTGCAATGACAATCAATGGCGGACTCAAGTTCATTGCAAGCGCAAAGGTTGGCGATAATGTTCTGGAACTCAAACGCTCAAATGGAAGCAAAGACACTATTCTAATGAACTTGATCTTTGCAACTTCCCATGATGGAACCATGTCTGGAATTGCTTATGATTCTGGAGTGCGTCCAATCTGCCAGAATACATTCAATGCCAGTCTTTTGAGCCGTGGGGACATCAATCTTAAAGTCAGGCACACCAAAAATTCAGACATTGCAATTGAGAATCTTCCTGCTGTCTTGAATGCAATTCTGCAAGACAGGGTTCAGTTGAAAGAAGTTCTTGAATATCTGGACACTTGCAAGGTGGATCAAAATGATGCACTTGCAATGGCGGCTGGGTATTTCCTTTTGGATGCAAAGGAAGCAAAACTCTCCACTCGTTCGCTTAATGCGGCAACAGAGATCGTGAATCTGTTTTCTCGTGGTGCTGGAAACAATGGGGAAACCCTTTATGATCTGTGGAATGGTGCGACTGATTACTGGACAAATGGTGACGGGGTTGGACGCAAATCCGACCAGACAACGAAACGATACAAGGCATCCTTTGGCATGGCCGCCGATCATAAGACCCGCTTTGTGGAACTCCTTGCAAATGAGGATGAACGCAAACGCGCCAAGGAGATTGGGCGTGAAGCAATCGCAGAAGCACTTGCAAACTAAAGAGTAGCAGAGAGTAGATCAGAGTGGGGTAGAGTCGAAAGACTCTACCCCCTTTTCTTTTGCGTTTAAAGAGGTGTAGGAATCGTCGGGGTATGCTTGCGCCGTGTTGGTATTGCTGGAATGTTTGGAGAGGTTCTGGATGCCTTCTGGATTAAAAGGATGAGGCATTAAAAATAGATTTGTTTTTCTGATATGCTTACCGCTCAAATGAGGTTTGCGTTTATATGTTGCAAAGGTATTGGCATGGTATGTGATATATGGGGAACCTGCCATGTGGGATATTGTTGGCATGGGAAATGCTCCCAGCAGGAAGTGTGCCAATAGGGGGAGTTGCTATTAAAAGGAAGCATGAAAATTTGCTTTATACGTATAAAATAAAATTGGGGGGTGGGGGTGTGTACTTTCAACATTTTTTCAAAAATTTCCCATAAATTTAGCCATTGGCTTTTTTCACACATAGGGGGTGGGGGTATTTTAAAATTCCCCATATTTCATAAAATTTTTTTTTCAAAATTTTTAGATATTTCCCATATAGGGTTTCTCAATAAATAATACCAAATGATTTCCTTTAAAAAATATATTCTATAAAAAGAGAATGCGGTAAAAACAAGTGAAGAGGTATCTGCAATGAGTCCTGTTGAATTTGCAAACTATCTTGATTCTGTTCTTGTTGGTATAAAAAAGGGAAGCGATGAATATTACGAGGCTATGGATTCCGTTTCTTATGATGCAGAAAATAATAGACTCAATAATTACAGAGGGGTTTGTTATTGGGATGCAAAAAATCTGATATCAAAAATTCCTCCCAATGCCTTGAAGTTCAAGAAAGTTACAAGTGACAATACTTCTGAATTGCACAATGATTATGAATATGTTGCAAATGTTAATGGGGTTCCGTATGGTCTTAATAGATACGAAGACCCAGACTATGATCCTTACGGTGAAAGGGATGATGATGAATCGGAAGATGAAGATGGTGGTTCCAAGAAAACAAAAGGTAATCTAAAATATGTCTGGGCATACCAGAGGGTTGGTAATGAGGGTCTAATGAATGAGACTCCCTTTAACATTGGTTATGGTGATGATGATCTTATGAAGGAAATGATTCAGGATCTTGGGCAAGGATCTTAGGATATATTTCTCTAAAATTATCAAAATGTAAAAAAAAAAAACAGAATGGGATAAATAATATAGTATGTCATATATATTAATTCAAGGTAGTGCTAAAATTTTAGGGAAAACAAAGTTTTGGACAGAAGACGGTCCTTCTTATGATTCCACAGCTGCAGCTTATATTGCTGCTGTAGAAGCCGCAGACGGTCAAGCATTGGAAGCATCGGTCAAAACTGCCTACAATAACTTTATTGTTGATTGTAAAGCAGATGGTATTTGGAACGCTATAAAAGCTTCTTGTATTCTTGCTGGTGCTAGAACGTTAAACGGAGCTTTGATTCCTTTAGTTGGAACTGCTCCCACTAACTTTAACTTTGTCTCTGCTGATTACAACCGTAAAACAGGGTTGGTTGGTAACGGTTCTACGAAATACCTTAGTTCTAATCGCAACAACAACGTTAATCCTCAGAATAATAGCCACGGTTCTGTATACGTTAGTGCTTTGGGTTCTAGCGGAGCTTCAAGTGCTACATATATGGGCGTTGGTATAGGTTCTTCAGTCGGAACGGATCAAATAATGAACAGTACACTAAATGGGATTTTGACTAGAAGCAGAGGAAACACCACTATATTTCACGTAAGCACTAATCTGCCATCAGGATTCATTGCTCATTCTAGAAATGGTAGTTCTAACTATATTAAAAGATTAGGAAAAAGCAATTCGACTATTACTGCCAGTAGTTTTGCTCCCTTTAACGGCAACATTTTAATTTTTTCTAGAGGAACTTCGACTACCCCCGTGCAACTTTCTAATGGACGTATTTCTTTCTATTCAATTGGAGAATCCATTGATCTAGCTAAACTTGACACAAGAGTTTCTGCTCTTATGACAGCCATCAACTCAGCAATCTAATTTTATGAATTTACAAGAACTCATTACTCAAAACAAATCATACGAAGAACTCAAAGATCTTGCATTGGTATTCAATTCTTCTTTAAAAGAAATCTTAGAAGCTACTCAAGAAACATTCAACAGCCAACATAAAGCTTCTCCTGTAGAACTTACAAATGGAAAATTCATGCTATGCGCTGATCTTCTTACTGAAATTCAAACAGGTGGTCTTTATTCACAAGGCTTTGGATTACTTGATACAGATCTCTTTTCCCAAGTAGAAGTTATTTCAATGGAAGAAGCTTCTGCTCTCCTTCCAGTAGCTTCCGAAGAAGTTTAATGCGTTAAGTCTTTTTGATAAGTTTTCCCAAGTCCAACAAGTCCTTGATCTTCATATTATAGGAATCCTCTTTGAATTCCATCCAGTTACTCTTGTCTACTTCTCCCTTTTTGTATAGCCTTGCATTCTTGAAAAAATTCTCCTTGGATATAATCCCACATATCCATCCTGTTTGGAGGTCGTCCATGATTCTAGTGAATACATAGTAGTCACACTTTTGTCTTGTATTGTATGCAGGAACAGAACAATCATATTCCGGTCTGGGTATGCTTGTGCATTTCTTGCTCTTCACATCTATTTTCAATCCACTTTTAATGAGATCATAATCATAGGTGTTTTCTATTTTTGCCTTTAGAAAGTCTGATACCATATACTCCCCCAAGAATCCTGTAATGTTTCCCTGACCCTTTAGTATGGAATGTTTGAGCCTTCCCATCTCCTTTGCCTTTTTCTTTGAATTCTCAATCCATTCTTTTTGGATTTCTATTTCTACCATTGTCAAATGGTATAATGTTTTGTCGTGTTGTCAAATAAAAAAACCCCTCGGTTTTACCCAAGGGGTTTTTTGGCTTTTGTTCTTTATTCTTTTTCAGAAACGAACTTGTGAAGCTTTTTTGCTCTTGCAATGATATCGGATGTCTTTGGTGTCAACGCATTGACTTTATCGCAACATCATTATCTGTATCTTGTAAGAAACTATCCGCGCTACGTTCCCTCCAAGGATCGAGAGCGTCTCTATACAAAGATAGAATAGAGGATTGATCTCCTGATATATATAGAGAATCTAATTCTGCTAGTTTGTTATATAAACCTGCAACTTTATTTGTTAAATCTGAATTTGTTTGATTACCATAAACATCGGAAAAGCTAGTATGTAATGCGCCACGTTCTGTACTTTTTCCATCATCGAGAGAATCAGCTTGCCTATCGTACATATTTTTATCTAAAGATAATGCTTCGGAATCTAAATTCGAAATATCATTTAATATATCGTTTTTTAACCACTGATGCATTTTTAATATTTTGGGATTTATTTTTTTAACATCTGGTTGACCATACTGCTGAATCGTTTCATTTATTTTGTCCTTATATTCCTTTTCGTATTTTGGTTTTATTTTTTGTAATAAATCAACATGATGCGTTGGCATTGGTCTATTATACCAAGTATTGAACTTGTCTTCTTGTTCTTTCGTTTTAAATTGAGCAGATGGTGTATAGTTTTTTTCTTTATTTCTTTGAATCTGATCATCTGTCATGCGTTCTACTCGGCTCCTAAGACTTCCCATAGGACTACCTCCTCCAGCTTCTTTATCCATATCCAATCCTTTATATTGCCCATTTGATGAAAAATAATAATTCTGTTCTAGAAGGACATTCTTAACATATGCATCGAAAAGGGACTTGTTATCTTTGTTGTTCATTTGAAGTATTTATATTCCGTTGTTTTGTTTTTTTTAAAAAAACTTCGGGGTTGGAATTCCTCAATGCTACATCGCGTTTTTTCTAAATAATCAAGTAAATGAAAAGTTTTAAAGGTTTCTTATTGGAAAATGTCTATCAGAGGCAGTTCAAGAGTGGTCGGCAATCTGGAAGGGTATTGACAAGTTCTGTCATTGGGAATGAATATCTTCCCAAGGTTCTAGATATGTTTGGGGACAAAGACCCATCGGATATATCGATTCTGGATGCAGGAAGTGGAAAACATGCACTCTATACTTTGAAATTAAGAGAGATGGGATACGATGCCAAGGCAATTGATTTACCAGAAAACATGGTTGAGGGTATTCATAATCCTGATGCCTTTTCTTTTAACTATGATATTGCTTTCTCTGGAAGAGTCTTAAATGTCTTTTCTGATGCCAACATACTTGAGAAATTCATTTCCAGCATTTCTTCCGTATTAAAACCAAGTGGTTATTATCTTTGCAATCTTCCTGACAGTCCTAGAAACTTTGGTGCCTATGAAGGAATGAGTACCAAGGAGGGAAATGAATTTCTTAAAAGCATTCTTGAAAAATATTTTTCCAGTGTTAAAGTATTAGCAAATCGTTCGGGTCCGGTTTTTCTATCTACTAAATAAATAATATCATGCGAAACAAAGACCAAATAGTTTTAGAAAACATATATTTAAAATCCAAGAGAGTCGTTAATGAACAAGTTGATGATGTATTTCAATCCGAGATTGAGTTGGATATTGATCTTCAATTCAATACAGAAGAGATATTTGATTACAGAAAACCCAAGTCCGTCATGGTAAGATATAGAATTGAGCCTGATTACCGTAGCTATGGAATCAAGGGAATAAACGTGAGCTTTGTTTCAGCAAGTCCGTTTAGTATTGAACTTATTGGACACGATGATTCCGAGACTGATGTTGATATTGATCTTTCTGTTCTACCAGAAGTAGATACAGAATTTTCCGTTGGAGATCGTGGTCAAGTTTATCCTCAGACCTTGGAAGTCAAATTGGGATCGGACATGAAACCAATTGCTGCGAAATTAATTTTTTAATCTATGCGATTTCAAGAACTATTCGAAAAAGTAATGGAGGGTTTATCTGAAGATATGTCTTTGGAAGACATTGCAAAGAAACACGGCATCAATATTAAGGATTTAGAAAAAGAACTTGAAATGGGGATGGAAGTTGAAAAGGAACATTTCAAAGATAATCCTAAAATGCAAAGAAAAACCGCCATGGATCATCTTGTGGAAAATCCCAAATACTATTCCAAGATGAAAGAATGCGGTTTGGATTAATACCTAAACCGTTGCGAATAACAAATATAATCCTTGTTCACCTTCCTTGGTTTCATCCACAAAAATATTTGGAAACCTATTTGAAAGAAAACGCTCTATAAGCATTTTATAGAACCTTAATCTCTTTTCTTCTTTTTTAGAAACTCTCATACCAATCCCTTTGATACTATTAATGTTTCTTTGACATTGGGGGTGGGTTGACTTATTTAGAAAGAATTAGTTAAATAGTTTTATGTTGAGTTTTAAACAATTCGTGGAATCTAAAGAAGAATCCGATTTCTCTTTTCCTTTATCCGTATACCATGGGACCGATTTAGACTCGGCTAAAGATATAAAGGAAAGGGGTTTGGATTTGAGTAAATGTGACAGGGGATATTTCGGAAAAGCATTCTATGTGACTACAGATAAAGATTTGGCTGAAAGCAATTATGCTGATTTTTCCGGTGATGAAGAAGGAGGGGTTGTATTGGAATTTGAAATGAATCCCATTAATAGAGTTTTAGATCTTAGAAAGTCTGATGATTGGGACACCTATAGTAATTTAAAATACAAGGGGAGAGAGATAAGAAGCTTCATGGGAATCGATGAATTTCCTCTCATTATGAAATCTCTTGGGATTGATGCACTATATGATCGTTCAAACGATGCTTTTGCAATTTATAATATAAAAACACTTGAATTGAAATAAATAAAATATATGATGACCTTTAAAAAATATTTGGAATTGGTGAAAGAAGCATTTGATCCTGAGATGGGAACTTCCCGTCCAATAGATTCTCAAAAATTAATTGATTATATCAATAGGGTTGTGGAGAAAAAAAGAACTGGTGAAGTAGATCCAAAAACAAAGAAAATGGATTATCTCCACATGCCCCATATTCACCCAAAGATTGCTCAGAAAGTTTTGATTTCTACTCCAGAAGGAGAGACAGTTGATTTAGAACAATTTAAAAATATTCTAACAAAGCGTCCAAGTGAACTCCTTAGAAAGAATGAAAAAATGCAGAAGAGTGAAACTGGAGATACTGTATTCTATAACACAACTCTTCCAGCATTGAAAGGTCTTGTCGTAGACGAAGATACTGGTGAATTTAAGATTGTGGATACCTGCCCATCGGCTGGTGCTTGTCAGCTTGTTTGTTATGCGAAACATGGATCATATGTAATGTATCCTGATGTCTCCATGTTCCAGCACAAGACCCTCAATTACCTTTTCAATGATCCAGAAGGATTCAAGGATCAAATTGAAGCTGAGATTAAGTTGGCTTCTGTGAAAAATAGAGGAAAGAGAGTTCAGATTCGTTGGAACGATTCTGGCGATCTTCTATCTCCTAAATTTTTCAACATGGTAATGGGAATCGCTTCCAGCACCCCATTTGCGGATCATTACATATATACCAAGGAAGTTTCACAGGCAAAAAGCTCCCAAATTCCAGATAACGTTATATTTAATTTTTCTTATGGTGCAAAAAAGCAACAAGAGCAATTAATTGATCCCAAGAAGGACAAGGTTTCTTTCATTGTCAATATTGAAGATTCCTCCAAGGAACCGCTTCTTTACAATATAACAAAGTTCAAGTACATGGAAAGAAACAAGGAAAGCAAGAAGTGGATGTATAACAATTCGGATGCTGTAAAGGCTATCATTGCTCAAAGATACGATGTTGATCCAGAGACAATTTTAACCATTGATGAATTAAAGGGAACTCCAAAGGGAGATGTGGGTCAGTATAATGTCATTGTCATGCCCGGCGAATCGGACTTGTCCGCAAGCCGTAGAGATGTCAGAGGAACATATCTCATCATTCACTAAACGAATTTAATCGTTCATTCAGCTATTGATCGAGAAATAGGAACGAATCGCTTCTCCTATAACCCAACCAATGCAATATGTTAAGAAATATTCCATAGTGTGTATTAGACCTCCAAGTATCCTGCAAGGTTTGATGATGTGATCATGAGCTTTGATAGCTCCTCTTTGTTGAATGAAAGATCATTGATAACACCATCCATGCAAAGAAATCCGACGAAATTGCCCTCTATGTCCTTGATAGAAAGACAAACAAAACTTGAGACTCCTCTGTTTTCCCAAAAGTTTTGCATTGCAAAAGATATGGGATCGTCTGTTTTTTTAACGTTGCTTGTATAATAAAAACCGTTTTCTAATAATTTTTTAAAAAAAAGAGAGAATATAGATGTGGGTATATTTTGAGTATTAACAGCTTCTGGAGCTATACCATGACCTACGACCTCATATGTTGTGGAGAATCTTTGAAAACTTTTACCAGAATAGGTATGTCCGCCATTATGGAACTCTGCGACCCATACACGGTCACACGTGTATTTTTCCATCAATGTTTTTAATTTGGATGTGACAAGTTCATCCTTTTTTATGGCCTCGTTTTGATTAAGGGTGTGCTTCTTCTTTTCATTCTTCCTTCGCATCAAATACTGCATTAGCTGTAATGTGAGTGGAGATATAAGACCAGTGATCAGTGCAACGATTATTAGTGTCAAGTGTTCTGCATTAAAATACATATCGAGTGTATGTTATTATTTATGGTTTCTTGAAGCCGTTTCACAGGGCTTTTTCAGGAGGGGGGTTGACTTTTTTTGGATAAATAGTAATATGAGGATGGTGAAAAACACGGACCCGAAAAATTTGGACAAGAAAAAGCTCCGTTATATCTTCAGAAGGGTCGTGCAAAGAATCAAACAAAAACCAAATGGTTTTTTTCAGTTCCGTAAAATGAGAGGTGTCAGGGGTCTTTGGTACTATGGAGATTTAATAGAAATAGATCATAGGAAGGAAATAGTACCCACAATAGTTCATGAGGTCTTACATGATCTATACGAGGAAAAGAATGAGAAATGGATACACCAAGTTGAATCAAAAATATCTCAAATACTCAAACCCTATGACATATTTGTTCTTATGATGGCAATTTTCTCAAGAATGAAATTGAGAAAAAGAAAAAAGAAAACTTAAATAGTTGACCAAAAGGCTTTTCCATTATCCAAGCAATAGACCGAATCGTTTTTGATTTTTATGCTTGTTTTCTTAGCTTGTGGTGCTTTGACTTTTTCAATTTTTAAGAATCTTTTGTCCAAATGAATGCCTTTGGTTTTTCCTATGTTGAGTTCGTATAAAGGTTGTATGTTTTCCGCTTTTACTATTCTATTTCTAATAGATACGTCTTTATTTATTATAAGTGTGGTTAAATTTCCGCAACTTCCTGATTTTAAAAGAATTTCATTTAGATCTAAAATTAATTGTTTAGATGATGAAAAAACATTCCTACAATAAAATGTTCTAACTATTCCATCTTTCCCCGTTTGTTTTATTGTATTAAATCTACCGTCTCCTAAATTAAACCAATATATAATTTCGTTTAAAAGTTCAGATGATAAATTTTTAAATTCTTGGGGTATTTTTTTATTATAACAATTTGTTCCAAAATTTTCTTTTAATAATGAAGCTAATCTAAAATCTCGTATAGTGAAGATAGATATTCCTTTTTCTGTTTCATTTGTATTTTCATTTTCAGACCATTTCATTTCTTTGGGAAATTTAGATAATAATTCTCTTATTTTTTCTTTAATTGGCTCTTTTTTTTGACAAATCGATACAGATGTTTTACTATTTTTTTGAGTATATCCTTCAGCTAACCAAATTCCCAAGAATTGAGCAAATACTTTGTAATCTATGAACGAATCCATTTCAGGATCGATAACATAATTTCCTTTTTTTGGGACATTTTCGATTCCTTTTAATGTATAAAATTCAGGAGTTACCACATTCCAGTTTCCAGATTTTGGTATGTACGAATGACCGTATTTTGTTCTTTCATTAAAAATATCTTCAACTTTGAAAAACCCCTCTTTTCCATACCTGTCTATTAATAGAAATTGATGTTCTGGTGAAACTAAAGTGTTTATGTTTCTACCATAAATCCAATACATTTCTTCAGATATTTCATTTTCTGTTTTTTCTTGTATTGGTTGAAGTTCTATTTCTTTTGTCGAATAATTTAAAGTGTGCAATTTTTCATCTTTTTCGATATCTTTTAAATTTTTCCAACCGTTCTCGGAAAGAACCATTGCATCCTCATAAAAAGGTTTAGGTAATTCTTTTTGTTTCATTTTTGATCTCTTAAGATTTAGAAATCAAATTATAAAAATCAAATTACATTACTTTTGAAATTTTACCAAAGAAATCTATGATTTGTTCTTTGAGGTAATCTTCCACATTTTTCTTAGGAAGCTTGGAAACTCTTTCATGAAAGGAATCATAAGATTCTTCATATTTTCCATCTTCTGATAGAACAAATTCTCTAGACTCCAAAATACCGTTAACAAACGCTTTTGGGCAAGATGGGTCAGCAACGCAGTCAACACCAACGAGTCTAAAATCACTTACACGATTTGTTCCGTTGTATTGCTCACTGAGCTTGCCTAGAGCTTTGGTTGACATTCCAATTCTAACACCATCGTCAATTAAGGCTTGAACGATCATTCCACAAGGAGTTGAAAGAATTTTGGATTTTCCCACATACACATTTCCTTCATTTCTTAATTCTGTAACCAAATGACATACCCTATCTAGATTAATCTCTGGATTTCCCGCATGACCAAGCTCTCCGAGTGAGCGTCTCGCATTAATCATTTCATCAGTATAACGATGAACTTCCCTTCTCATTTCCTCACGATCATAGATGCGTTTATTTTTGTTAACTTCTTCGCACATCATGTAAGGACCAGTTACATAGTAGGAGGGTTTTGATTTATTGTTGGTTTCTTCTTTAACGATTTCAAATTCATCGTTTTCAGCGTATTGGTCAACTAATAGTTTAAATGCCATAAGTATATTTATTTATGTTTGGTCTTTTCAATTCCAAGCTCTTTTTCTGTTAAAATCGTAAATTCATATTGGTTCTTAGAGCACCATTTTTTAGCGGCTTCCCACTTGGCTTGGTTTTTTATATAATTTAAATTTTCGTAAAGTATTGTCTTCTTTCTTTTTCTGCCTTGATCGACAGTCTTTGGGTCTATTGTTTGCCTGTATGGTTTTATCTCCACAAGATATTTTTTTATACCATTCCCATTCTTCATTTTTATTGCAACGTCTGGAAAGTAACAAGATGTTTTTCCAGTTACAGGATTCGCATACGGTATTGCAATTCCCTCAGAAGACCATTCTACAATGTCATCATTCATATCGCACCAACGAAATAGTTTCAATTCCCAAGAAGAGAGAAATCTCGGATAATCATTTCCTCTATATTTTTTAGAATTTATGGGTTTATAAATCCCTTGTCTGAACTTTTTATTGATTGTTGTGAGTTTCACTTTTTCAAGAGTTCAAGAAGTTCTTTTGCCGCTTGATCTACAGATACCATGGGATGTATTCCTCCTGAACTATAATCCGGTTCTTTTTCAGGAGCATGATGATTTAAAATATCTTTCATCTGGGAAAATAAATCTGTTAATCCAGATTGTGATTTAAAATTAGATTCTATATGAACTCCGGAAAACATTGATTATCAAAATTTTACCCAACCATCATCAAAATTGGCTCAGAATCTCCCATCCCAGCCGATGCACCACTATAAAGCATTGCCTCTAGCTCCTTTTTCTCGGTCAATCCTTGGGTTAGTAAATCGTTATAATTTATAATTCCACCACCAAATAATGCGGTATTGGTATATTTTCCTCTGACATTTCCTATTGCAATCTTTGTGAGTGCTGTTGCATACTGATAGACCCAAGGTTCTTTGATGATATCAGAAAGCGGTCTTTCAACATAGCAACTTATCGCACCATAGAATCTGGATGGAGAGGAACCCATCTTTGGTTGTGGTGTTATTCTCATGTATTGAGTCCTCTCATCAAATTGTATGTCACGTCTCAATGCAAGAAGTTTTTCACGATCTTCCAACCAGTTTTTCAATATGTGCCAAGAAACAAGATCGAATCCATAATTTCCCATGGAGTAGGAAAAATATGTTTGTTGGGCAAGTGTTTGTTCTATTGTAAATAGAGTATTAACACCGCTGGATGATCCCTCTTCAAAATCTTTAACAGCTATAACTTTTCTATAACTATCCATGAGATAGTCATAAGAATTCATCAAATCCAATACATCTTTACCAACACTGTTTTGTCTAGCAACTTGATATATCCATGGAGCATTTGGATCACCAATAACCATTTTACCAATCGTATAGGCTTTCTGAATATCTTTGTTTGGGTTTTCTATTTCTAGTCTTGAATTAAAATCTCTAGAAATAGAAAATAAAACATCGAGTCTTATTCCTTTGTCTTTTTCGTATAAGTCACTATCAAATACCAAATACTCTCTAGTGTATCCTGCAAACTTGGTGAACATCTCTGCTGCAATGGAAATGAATTCATTTAACTGATCAACGTGGATTTCCAAGTTGATCATTGGTGCTCCGAGCATTCTACATATTCTTTGTCCAACCCTCTCATAGCTATCCATGATGCTATTGAGATTGCTGCTATAAAAAGAAGATACCGGAAGAGAAGTTGTACAATCCATTGCCATAATATTAATTATTTAGCTTTGGATGTTTTTAAATTATTCTGGCTTCTCTGGCCAAACAACTTCTTCTGGTGTGGAGAATGTTTGAGGAATGTCCCGAAGAGCTTGTCTGTAAGTTAGCCATGCTTCTTTGTTTTTTAAAGTAACATCAGGTGCAAAAATCCAATCCGTCTGAGAAAGGAGATAGTTTCTTTGTGAGCGAATTTGATCCCAAGTAAGAGGAGGCTCTGGCTCTGGTTCAGGAGTTGGTTCAGGCTCTGGAGTTGGTTCAGGCTCTGGAATGATTTCAAGTTCCCATTGAGAACCATTCCACTTAGCAAAATGGCCTTGAGGGATTTCAGGAGGAGCTACCTCCGTTGAGTTAGCAGGAAGAAGAAATACTCCGTTGAGATCCCATGATTCGAATGCAACATCCGTGCCTGCAAATGATCCTTTGTTTGTAAATGAATAAACTGTTTTTGTCTTTCTCATATATTTTAAAGTTTAATGCAAGCGAGAAGTGCAATGTTTACTGGACGAGTTTCTGTATCCCCTTGAAAATCTGTAATGCCCGCCGCCGCCGCGGCGGCGGTATTTTCAACTGCCCCCCCGTTTGAGTCTCTTCTATAATTAAAGGCTCTTGTTTCATTTTCGTAGTAATCAGTGAAAGCATGCCTATGAGATCCAAAAGCATCAGCTTGAGTTTGTCCAAAAGTTCCTGATGTATATGTTCCATCAGACCCATTGCTTCTAATAAACTTACCTCTCAAATCAGGAATTTTTGGATCTGATCCAACAACACCAAAAGGATTGCTTGCATTTATCAACAATGCTCTGAGAGCCGTATAAGCGGATCCCATTGCAACAGTAATTGCAGCACCATTACATTCGATCCATCCAGTTGGAGCAGAAGGAAGGCAATAATACATAACAGATCCCGTTGGAGACGCTCCTGCAATTTGACCCTGTGAATAAATTATTCCACTAGCACTAATATTACCAACTACAGTTAAATTTTCATTTGGAGTTCTTGTGCCAATTCCAACATTACCACTAGTTAATACCGTTACTCTCGATTGAGCAGCTTGTGCATCATATAAACTCCAATCTCTTTCGCCAGCAAAGCCCAGTATGCCAGATTCCCATCTAGTCGTGTTAGCTTCGTCGTTATGATAAACTCTTCCGCCGCCAGATCCTCCAATATACAGCAATCCTCTAGCAGACAAGTTACCTGCAACCGTTAATCTTTCATTAGGAGTTCCAGTATTAATACCAACATTTCCACCAGAAAGTATTGTCATTCTTACAAATGATGCTCCATTACCACCAGTCGAAACCTGTAATCCATTATCTTCTTGGATGATTCTACAATCATAGTCTTCGTTTGGTAAAGTTTTAAAATCTATATGTGCTCCGTCACCAGAACCTCTATCTTGAGCCAGTTCTAAGTGCCTTGAATAAATTTCATTAGTTGTAATAGAACCAGAAGCACTAATATTACCAAATACAGTAAGCTTTTCCGAAGGAGAATTGGTTCCAATACCAACATTTCCAGAATTAGTAATTCTTACTCTTTCGCTCAAAGAAGATGTTGTTGACG